TACCGGGTCATGAAACCGACAACCGGTTCGAAAGTTTCCGGATCGATCATTGCTCCCGTAGTGATCAACGGCACGTAAGGACAGAACACATCGCCCTCATCTAGCGTTCCGATTTCATAACGAAACTCGGCAAAAAGGTCTTCATAGAGCTTGTCGATATCTGCCGGATCGCTATCGATATGCAACTTGAAACGCGTGGCCAGCTTGCGGGTCTTGGCCTCGACGACGTAGCCGTCGAACATGCCGACCGGCGAGGTCATGTGGTATTGCGAGTCCGGCCACAGGTCTTGACCGAATTTCTCGATGAAACCCGTCAGCAATCTCGCCGTGTTGTTGGTGTTCGGGAAAGTACCACTGTAATTGTGCGATGCCTTGGCAGCGTACATGATGTCCCGGTTGATGTTAGCCAACAGGATTGCGTTCGCATCCTTGTCCTCAACCTCAACCAGAGTTTCCTTAGGAGCGATTAACTCCCGAACACCGTCAAGAATTGTCTTTTGCTCAGCAAGCAGGCCGACCGCAATACCGATGGCCGACAATTGTGGCGAAACGCCAATACCGTACTCATCAAGCAGGTATTGGGTGAGGTAAGCATTTTGATCTTTGAGCGAAATCTTGGATGTGAGAATGTCAGTCATACTATTAACTTAGTATAGAACTAGAAATTAACGCAATATTAACCTTTGATATGCACATTATTTGCATCGAATACCACATAATGTGGAATTTCGTCATAGACACCGGCATTGTAGGCGATGCCTTTGATGCCGAGGTCTCGGAGATAGAGCGAAGCCGCTTTCTGCGAGCCTAGACGCTCCGTCAGGGCTCGGTAGAGGCTCATGCCGTAGATGCTGAGCATCGGGTCGAAATCAGCCTCCTGCGCGATCTCAGAGGCTCCTTCGTAGGTCGAGGACCCGCCAACTTCGGCCCATCCAATCATGACATCGTACCAACCCTCTCGTTTCTTCACGATGGTCGGTTCCCCGGACGGGAGCAGGTTGTTGGCGAGGATGATCTGACGAACGGCCGGGGCTTGGTTCGCCATGTCCTCATCCCAGTTCAGAAGCTCATTTTCATCTGGGATCGTGACCTCGTAGACGCGGCCGTTTTTCTTGAACGTCTCGGCATGGCGCTTCTGCGATGCAAAGTAGAGACCCCAACCGAACATGTGGGAGCCGGAGCCAGTGTTGGCATAATCGTTCGAGAACTGTGTGAACTGGTGAGGCGAGCCGTGGAAGGCATCCTCGCACAAGGATTCGCCCACGGCCTTAGCGTAATTGTACTGCTGGAACTTGCTGTTGGCCAGTTCCATCATGCCATTTTTTAATTCGTCGTACTGGTCGAATGACTGTCTGAAGTGTTTCTCAACGAGACCGAAGTCATTGATGTTCGGAATATCATTCCCGATGTTCACATTGTAGCGCTTGTGACCAAGTCGGGTATTCGGTTTGACGGACACCTTGCCAAATTTCGGATCGACGAACTTACGATCTTCTGGATCGACATGGAACTGAATGCCATTCGTCTTACAAAACCACATGGCGCAGGTCATCATGAAGGTCTTCATCTTGTCGCCATCCCCGCCAAACTGGACGAGGATACCGATTTTATCTCTCGGCTCGCGCACCAGCACGTAGCCCTTCATCATTTTCTCAGACCAGAAACCATGAGGGTCCTCAATCGTGTCCTTCAATTTCTTGTCGTACATGATGAAATCGCCGTATCCTCCGACGTAGAGCATCCAATCCTTCGGATCATTGCTGTTCAGGTTCTGGTCTGATTTCTTGGGACGCATGGCCAGTTGCGCGCTCTGGATGATCTCCTTGACGCGATCCATGCTCATCTTGCCCTCTCGGACGTAAGCTGAGTAGGTTCCGTTGTTCAACGCGTCACGGACGAACTCGCGGTGGACCTTGATGAGGTTGGCCTTGCCACCGGACGTGAAGCCTCCGGAGTCCTTGAACGGTTCCATTGTTCGGGCCATCTTGACGAGGATCGGGCCGAGACCGAACCCACGGTATTCGCGGGCAACTCGCACGAGCATGGCGCCCCATTCGTCCTGCGTTCCACCGACGCGCTCGCCATCTTCGTTGAAGGCGCTAACAACGAAACCCCACGGCTTGTCGTCTTTGAAATAGAAGTCGAAGTTCTGGCCCTTGATTTTCAAGCGGCGCAAGAGCTTGTCGTAGTTTTCTTTTTTCGCGTAACTGCCTTCGTTGCTGAGCTTGGCCAGATCAACGTCATATGAACTGTCGTCATGGTACTTGCGGTCACGATTGGTGACCTGCAAATACTCTTTGACAGTCATGAAGGCGGGATTGTTCGGAACCATCCCATATTTAGACGGCTACCACTCTAATTGAGCGACACTTTGCATGATTGGTCTATAGTCATTCAACATATTATCGAAGAACAACTTAGTGTCGGTCTGCATGTCTTCAACTTTCTCTTTCCAGTTCTCTATTTGAGGCTGGTCATCGAAAATGAACAGACGAGTGTGCTCTGCCATGTCTTTCGGCATAGGCTTTGGGAGATATGGAACCAACCAATCTTGCTGTCGAGCCTCGTCCGACACGTTGTAAGGGTTGCCAATGTTGAGGATAGGTTCTTCGTCGCCCGAACGAACGTGAAGTACAATGCTGGCGATGTGGTCTAGGATTGGCACACCTTGCGTATAGACACAGATATCGCAGAGGTGAATGTCGTCTTCCTTCGTGAAAATCGATAGACCCGACCCTCCATGCTCAGCAGCCATTCGGCCCGTCTTGCTGAGTTCATAGACACAATGCCGCCCCTCGATCCGTATGCGATCCCCGGAGATGAACATGCGAGTGTGGTCTTGGCCGATTAAAGACGACAGGAGGCGAATGCTGCGATTGATGACGCGGCGATCCTTTTTCTTCTGACTCTTAATGTAGCTTTTGGCGCGTTCACGGTTGAAATACCGATTTACCTCGTCGGTAACATCACCGTGGCGTGCGGTGATGTACTCTTCTCGCTCTGCGCTCAATTGACGAAGCGCCCGGTGATCCATACCGGCAATATCGGATGTGGCGCGGGTCAAGAAACGACGCATGACCGTGGCGACGGATTCCCACCGCGAATTGACATTGTTGGGAAGGGTCGTGAAGCCCTTATTGACGGTCTCCACCGCCATTTCGTACTCGTAGAACTCAATGGTCTGCGGAAGGCTCAGAAGGCCCCCCACGGACATCCAGCGGGCTTGCTGCGGGTTGTCGTGGCGCCAGCCGACGAATCGATGCTCTAGGAACTGGCCCATGTCTTCGAGACGGAGCGAATGCCGTTCGAAAACCCGATCAGGAGGGTCACGATACCCATCCACGACCGCATTGGTCTCCCGATCCATCTCCATGAAATAATTATGGGTATCAGGAGCGATGTGACCGAATTGGAGAGACCCGTCTAGGAAGTAACAAATGTCCGGGGCTGGCAATCCTAGCCCCCTTGCAGAGGCTGAACGCCGATGGACGGTTTCCGAACCACTTCGCGCGGGTCAGTGGTCAGGACAGTCTCTTCGTTCAGCGCACCATCTGGGGCTCGACCGAGACCGATCTTTCCTTCGGAGAACAATTTCCGAATGTCTTCGTCATGAACGGAGATATGATTTTCTTTCACGCCGGTGACCCGCTTGACTTGCTTCATCGTGGTCAACGGCGTTCCGGAGACGGGCTTGCGGATGTAGAACCGAACGCCCTCTTTCATTTTCTTGGCGATCATCTCGCGCATGTATTCGTCTTCGTGGTCTTCCCAGACGATCTCAAGGTGACCGTCTCCGGTCAGCAGGATCAGATTGCGTTCAGCCATAAGGATTCTCACTCGAAACGAGACAATACCCTACTCAACTAATTGCAATTTCGCAAACCAAAAATTATCGACGGGCGCTTTGGATCGCGGCCTTGATCGTCTGGACGCTGGGACCGTCGTTGAACAGCGCGGTGAGGCCAAAATGCAGGGGCTTGGGCCATTGTCCCCATTCACACCATTCGTAGCCTTGGCTTTCCCAGTTCAGGATCGGCGCGAATTCGTCCTCGACGACGATCAGGAAGTTGGAATAGCGGAACGTCCCAGAGGTGAAAACGTAGAGCGGCCGGATATCGAACGGACCGGGGTGACCGGTCTCTTCTTCAGCTTCGCGGTTGGCGCCCTCTACCGGAGTTTCACCAGCATCGATAGCGCCACCCCAGCCGCCCCATGTTCCGGGCTGTTCAACCGCGCCAGAGCGGTGGCAAAGGAGCAAGCGACCGGTTGACTTGGCCATGAAAACCACGCCAGCGCCTTCTTTTCCCCAAAACCCAGTTTTTTCCAGAGCATCGGAATGCGACATATTATTCTGATGGAAACGTTCGGCGGCCGAGTCTTCGTCCTCGTCGTCATAGTAACCTTCGAAAAGTTGCGACATTTTCATGCTCACGCGTCTCCGATGAATTCAATGGCTTGGCGACGAATCTCAGCATCTATTTTTGGGCCTACTTCAAGCTGTTCGCCGTTCTCGTCGCGAACCTGCCTGATCTTCATACCATCGGGAGACTTGCTCCCGCTGTAATCAGCCGACGCAGTACCATGGCGGTTGCCAATCGTCCACGGGAAATTGTAGATTCCAACCTTGGAATTGATCTCGTCGTCAAACGAGGTGTCTTCCTGATTCTCGTCTTCGTGGATATTGTGGGCGAAATAACCGGCGATGATTTCTTGCTCGTTACCGATTCCGCTCTTGATAGCGCTCAGCAATTCTTCGGCTTCCGAACCACGCAGGAATTCCTTGCGGCCGGTAACGGTGTCGCGGATTGTGACGTTGTTCAACGCATCCGGCTCATAGCCGTAGCGGTCGTCTTCGAACATCGACTGGTAGGATTCCATGATGTCGTCGTCATCGCGCAGGCGGCCAATCACGGCATGCACCGCATCCGTAGCGTCGGCGATGCTGAAACCCTTGCCAAATTTCTTCGTCAGGACGCGAGCCAATTTCTGATAACCTTGGCGACCAAGCTCGATACCCCGGCTGATCTCACGATCATCCGCGACCTTGTTCAGCCACGCTTGCGTTGCGTCGATGATGGCGGGATCGGTGATCAGCATTACTTGTTGACCTTCGTGGTGTCCGTTTTCTGCGACAGGGTCGTGCGAACACCATCCTTACCGTACAGGCGGCGGTATTCACGCTTGCCGCCAGTCATGTTGCCTTCCGGAGCCGTCTGATAGTTGTTCAGGTCCGTTCCCACCTTACCAATGGTCGGAGCGTCCTTGATGTCGGCATTATAGGCGCCTTCGTCCGGCTCGACATCCGGCTTGGGCTGATTCAGCCACGAGAAATAACCACCTTCGGCATCAACCTTGGCTTTTTCCGCACGGTCCTTCTGGACAGTACGCAGGAAACCAAGGAACTGGCTGTTGTATTTCGCGCCATAGAGTTCCGGATCGGTCGTATCGACTTCCGAATAATCCTGATCTGTCAGCAGAGCGTCGCGGGTCAGACCCTTGGCCGCCGCGTCGAGGTCCATCTGTTCGTCAGCGACCAGACGGTCGTTTTCGATCTCAATGGGATCGTTCTCGCCGCGCACGACGATATAGTTCTCGGGAATGCCGAGAGCCAGTTGCAGTTCTTTCTGGAGAACGTAGCCCGATGCCGGAAGAGCCGTCGTCACGTCAACGATCCAGACTTCGGCCGCTGCGACGTTCTTGAAGTCCAGCGGGTTCTTCTGAATGATGGTCTTGTGCGGCTTGGTGATGTCCACGGGATCGTATTTGAGCAGAACGCGCTCGAACCAATCCATCGCGTGATCGTCGAGGACGCAGATGGTCTTCACTCGATAGTGGTAAAATCGTTGAGCGTCCGCGATGTATTGCTTGAAATCCATGAAAATAATTCCCCGTGTACGGTGTCGGTTTATTTATCTTGGCTCCAATCCACTTCAATTGTGGGAGGAGCCAGTGCCGCGCGCTCGGCTTTTTGCTTGATAGCATCCTCGCGAAGCTTGCGAATCATCTCGTTACGGTCGATGACCACGGTATCTTCCGCATCAACAATATCTGAACGGTCGCCCATTTCATGTCGAAGCTTCATCTCTTCGAGGTCCAGCTTACGCTGATCAAGCATGACTTTCTTGATCTTTAGTTGCGCGTCGATCTTGGAGTTCTTCGCGTCCAGAGCCGTCTTGTAGAGCATGTTGGCTTTTTCGAAAATGGTCGCCATCGAACGCTGATCGACATTGTAGCCAAGGCTCATCAGTTCGTCGGCGTGGCGCAACGTCGTCTGGTGGATCACGTCCATGGCTTGAGCGTGGTCCACGTCAGCGAGAGCCGTCAGGTGGGCGGCCGGTGGAGCTTTGGTCGGCAGGTTCTCAAGATCATAGTTCGGCTCGAATTCGACAGTCTCCTGACGGCCAACCGGTGCTTCTATCTCACCGCTTTCGATCAACTCTTCCATGCTAGGCAGGTTGAAAATCTTCTCAAATCCTTGGCTCATTTCGTCTTCCTTTCGTATTGGAAGAGTTCGTTTTCAGTGACCACCGTGAATTTCCAGCCCTTTGCATCGCAGAATTTCTTTGCTGCGGTCCATTTGGCAAGGTTGATCGCCTGAACGATCTTGGTGCTCTCAGTAATACGAGCCGTCTTCCCTGTTCTACTATTAACCTTCTGAGCGTGCCAAGGTGATTCTTTTGCTGGTTTAATTTCCACCATCTCGACAAATGTCTTGCCGGTACGATCTCGATATGCCACCACAAAATCAGGAATATACGTTGCGATGGAGTCTTTGACTGGATTGTAGTACTTGATAGGAATGGACTCGGATTCCCAAGCATAGACGTATGGATGATTGTCCAAATTGGTCATGAACGTCATCTCCCACGACGATCTATACGTGATCGGATAGGCCCCTTTATACTTGGAAGGGTTCTTGGGCGTGAAGTGCCCTTTTGCGGTTTGTGCCATGGATTACACCGATGTCGTTGGAGGCAACGTCCCGGACGGCGTTCCGTCAGACACCCCGTTGGTGGTGTCACCGGCAGAGGTGTTCACACCCATCTGGCTGCTGGACGGGCGCGTTGCGTTGATGATAGCCAGCGCGTCGGTATTGAGGACGAGACCGCCACTCGCACCGGCCGAGACCTTGTCCACCGGAGACTGACCGGTGATGAGCGCGGCCCCAGTCGTTCCACCCAAGACGTTCTTGTTGATGAAATCTTTGGCGTACTGATTAGCGACCGGTGTCGCGATGCGGAGGATCGTGCTTTGGGCGTTGTCCAGAAGAGACCCGTTGATGCCTGCCGACGAGATTGGGTTTCCGTTGCCAGAAATTGCCCGAACAACCGTGGAGGCCAGCGAACTGGTTGGCATGTTCAGCAAGGTCGTGAGTGTTGGGTTGCCGGTGGCCAGATAGCTGATATCGCCAGCCAAGCTCCCGGTGTTCACACCAACGGCCTTAGTCAACGCTCCGAAATTGTACTTGCCGAAAATGCCTAGGCTTCCGCCGCCGGTGCTCGAACCCGTCGTGTGGAGCGCCGAACTGATAATGCCCCCGAGGGTCTTGTTCGTGAACGATGTGACGGATACCGGAGGTGTTTTCGGAGCCGTGGGGAAGGGAGGACGGAACGTCGTTCCCGTGCCGCTATCGACGGTGAAAGTGCCACCGTTGTAGAGGCCTCCGAAGACCGCCGCTACCGATTCATTTGACGACACGAGCATGGGGGCGCCGTCGTTGCGATGGATCATCGCTTCATAAGCGAGCGTCACGCTCACGGTAGAGGGCGAGGTGATTTCGTAATCGAGTTCATCAGGATCGAATGACTTGATCTTCGGGTTGACCAGATCGAATTGGGTGTAGTATCCACCCCAAACTTGGTAGACTTCAACCGCATCGAAGAAGAACTGAGAGTTCAAATCCTTGATGGAGTCCCTGACATCAGTCGGCGAGAAACCAAAACCACCGCCGTTATCGTTGGTTTCGTCCATAGTGATATCGTAACGCCAAGCCGTTTCATCGTCTTGCGCAAAGTCACCGAAGTACCAACGCGAGTATTCGACCCACATGCGCAAGGCCATGGAGTCCGAGGTATCGAACAGAACGATCCTCGCATCTTGGTGCTTATAGCCGGTGGTGACTTGACGCTTCTTGCCGTACTGATTAAGCTCTTCAATCTGGGGTGACACGGAAGGTCGTTCAATCGACTTTACCATGTACCCCAGATTGTCTTGCCATCCAGATTTGGTGGCCTGAGCATTATCCGTCCGGCGAAACCTGACAAAGAATAGGCTCTTCTTACGAGGAACCGACCCGTTGTCGAGCCCGAAGATGTTAGTCGCCTGCCGAGGACTACGGATAAGATCGACCATTGGTTTTTACTTTTACCGTTAGCCGACCATCTTACCAACGCCCAACTGCGGGCTAACCGGCATGAGGCCGCCTTGCTGGGTCGCGTTATCGAAGCGAACGCTCATTTGGATGGTCAGAGCATCCGACGAGTCGTAGGCGAAGTCGCCGTAGTTGACGGATTCTAGGAAGCAACCTTCAAGAATCCATTGCTCGGTGACCGTGTCATTGCCGCCGTCCATCGTTTCCAGATAGGTCGTGAACTTGTAGTTCGAGCCGGACTCCGACGTGGTTTGCTCGAAGAAATTCATTTGCTTCTGAAGCTGGTGACCGACGAGCTTGGAAACTGCGTTCGTGATGTCGTCACGGACAGTCAGATCGATGGGCGACCATTCGGCCTTACCAGCGTAGTAGCCAATCGAGTTGTAGGCGTGGACGGGTTGGCTGTTCATCGCGACCGAAGGACGACCGACGCTGACAACTTGCTGGGTCAATTCGAGACCACCGTTGACAGGACCAAACTGAACCACACGCACACGGAACTTTTGCTTGGTCTTGGGCATGAGAAGACCGCCGCGACCCGTGCCGCCACCAAGTGGCACACCAAATTGTGCGAGTGTAGACATATGTAATGTTTCCTTATACGAAAAGGTTGTTAAGAGTATTTATGAAGACTTATAAAACTCGCAGTTAAGTATAGCGCTCGAACAAGTACACCCAGAGCAATAGGCAAGAAAAAGGGGAGAGAATTGCTTCTCTCCCCCGTTTCATCTGATAGGATTAATTCATTCAGGTGATGTCCACACCCATTTGGCGTGTCCACAATCCCAAATTCTGTTCCATCCCTCCGAGTACCGAAGATCAGCCTCTGTTACATCCTTTGGTTCATGAGCCTGTTTTCTAAGACCGAACCGATGCCTACGAACGATGTCATTGGTCTTGAAATACCAGTAATTCGGAACGGTATTTCCCGCGTTCACGAAACCAACATGGCCATAGACATTTCCGGTTCCCCATCGAAGGTCAGCATAACTAATGACCACGCCGGGTTGATAGCCCTTGACGAACGCCTTGAACAACTTCGAGGCTCCACCGACTACGTTATATCCAATCTTGGTGGCGAACCTGTTCATATCCCATCCCGAAACCTTTCGAGAAACCTCGCCACAGATGAACGTCATGACCGAGATCAATTCTCCCTCATGGAATAGGCCATATTTCACGGAGGATCGGCCACGCCCTTGAATGTGGTTTTCATTCAGGAACTCGGTCACATCGTCGAGTTCTCGCACCTCGCATTTGCGGGCAAAAACCCTCTGGTTGGTTTTCCCAAGAACGTTTCTAAGCATCGATTCGACTATGGGGCGCTTGTTGACCCATTCGTCTTCGAATACCGTGATCAAACGGTATCCAGCTTTCTCACATAGCTCTAATTTGCTTCGATGATACCACCGAGTTTTTCCGGCAAGCTCGCTGTGCCAATATAGCCCACAATACTCAATTGCAATTTTCAATTCCGGTAAAACGATATCCAGTTCTAGCGGAGAAATGATTTCATAATCTGATCGAAGCATCGGGCCGGAATATATGTTCTGGCTGATAAATTCAGCCAGATCATTTTCAGCATTACTTATTTTCGATGTTGGGTGGCATTGATCACATATTTTCGTATGAAAACGACAGTTATGAAACATCTGCGGTGATCTCGTGAATTCGTATTCACAGATGTCGCATCGCAAACGGAACACATCATCCGAAATTTCATTCAACAATACCAAACTAGACTCGACAATACGATCAAGCATGTATGCACGACTGCTAACACGATTTTTGGTTTTGTTCTCCAATAGTGTCTTTGAAATTTTGTTCTTGGTCTCTTTAGATAGAACTATTCCTTTTCTAAACGAGAAATTGAACCCATTGTCTCGCTTAGTCTGGACTGCGTTTTGATAGGATTCCGGAGAGTGGGTTCTACCGGTCAACGCAGTCGATATTTTCTGACGCGTATCTTCCGAGACAATGCGAGGATTTTCTTGATGAGATTTGGTCTGGGCGACAGAAAGTTTTTCACGCGTTTGGTCAGACGCTTTGACTACGCCGCGAACACCCTTGTTATGTGCTTCTCGACCATTTTCGAATGATTTCTTGATGCCTGCTCGGATACGGTCTTTTTCTTCCTGAGAACGGCTTCTTCCCTTCCTCGTGGAATTTGACGCAATGCTTCTCTTAGTCAGTTTGGATGAAACTGCATCAGTTTTCATGGAATGGTTTGGAAACTGCTCTTTATACTGTTGAGCAGTGATGCCGTGATTACTCAAGTGTCGATTGTTGATGTACGACATTTGCTTGAGACAAATCTGACAAGTTACTTTATCTAGCGAATCCATATTTCGTATCGTATTGAATAAGATATTGTTTCGCAATAAAAAAGGGCGACCCCGTGAAGAGCCGCCCCTTTAAAGTATTCATTCGGAGACGTTAGAATGTATCCGAAACACTGTTGAGATCAGTCGCAGAACTCACCATACGCACTGGAATGTAAATGAATTCAATGGCGTGCAGCGGCTTAATCGCAATATCAATCCACAGTTCTCCAGCATCTCTACGGGCCGGGGTGTTGTTGCTTTCATCGCAGATCACGACGTAGTCTTCGAGGGCTCGCAGACCAACCAGACCGTTCAGGAAGCTCTCGCAAACGCCTTGGGCGGCGGCGCGAGTTTGAGCGTCGTTCTGTTCGAACAGGAACGGCTTGACGAGGTTGTCGAGGTTGTACTTCAGGTAGTTGGCCAGACGGGCAACGTTGATACGGTCCATAGCCGTCGAATTGCCGTTTAGGGTCTTCTGTCCGTACACAACCAGACCACGGCCCGGAATGTAGGCAATGGGGTTGATCTTGTTGGAGTACAGAACGTCACGCTGGCCTTGGTTCAAGATGACAGGCTTGAACTCGCCTTCGCTGGTCAGATAACCGACCGAGTTGGCGTTCGTGACCAGACCACGACGGAAGCCAGCCGGGGCGTACCACGGATAGGCGACTTGGTCGTTGTAGGCCAAAGTGTTCAGAGCAATCGTCGAAGGCGGGATCATGACTTCCATGCCGTTCAGGTCAGTGCTCAGACCCCACGGGTAGTAGACACCGACATAAGTGTTGGCGCTGGTCAGACCCTTTTCGCCGTTCGACGGAACGTTGTAGTAATTGGAAGCCCAACGCGAAACGTCAGTACCAGAAGGTGCCAGACGGGCCGGAGTGTCGGCGAGGATGAAGGCGGTTTCTTTCTGATCGGTGTTGAGGACGACCAGTTCGTCAATCAATTCCGAGTAACCCGGAGCCGCAACGAGGTTGAAGAAGACCAATTCCGAACGGATATCTTCGTTGGCAGCGATCATCGCACCCATGGCGCGAACGATCATCACGCGCTGAGCCTTGCGGCCCATGTACGGCGTGCCGTCAACATTGTTGCCCGAAGCCGTGACCCAACGAGCCGCCGATTCCAGAGGATCGAAGATGCTGTCTCCGACTTGGTACGAGTTCATCGTGTAGTCAGTGTTCGCGTCGTAGCCACCGCGCTTGAAGTAATTCGGCTGCCACGTCTTGACATTGTACGAAGAATAGCGGGTGTTGAACAGCAGCATGCCGTCCGGGTACAGGGTTGCATCCGGAGCATCCGGATCGAGGAATTCCGAAACCAGCATGTCAGCAGCGGCTTCTGAACCGGTTGCGCCGTCAGCAGTCTGGCGAGCATCAGCGAACACGATACCGAACGGCGAGGTCTGGTCGGTGTTGTCGATCAAGTTCCAGCGCGCTTGAACCGCGTCGTAACGGTACAGCATCGGATAGTTTTCCAGATCGCTGGTGTCGATCCACAGATCGTTGGTCACCAGAGCGGTGCTGTCGGTCTGCGTAGTCGGCTCGGAACCCGAGAAGATGATGCCCTTCGGATCGGTAGACGCGAACTTGGTCTTATAACCAGACCATTCCATGCCGTTGCCGTACATGATGTCGCCGCGCAGGTCGCCGTTGAACCAGAACGTGCCTTCAGCCGGATCGTTGACCGGAGCAAACGCCATCGCCTGATAAGACAGGTTAGCCCATCCCGTGTCGCCGTAGCGACGAAGCTGCATCACGCCTTCATCTTGGTTGTAACCAACGTAGATCGTTCCGGTCGAAATCGTGCTTCCAAACGCAGTGCTCGCGGCGGTGTCCGAATAAACGGCCGTGCCGTTGTCATCGGTGATCGTCAGCGGGTAGAACGGCGCGGCAACGGTGACCCATCCCAGCGTAGCGTTCCAAATCTTGACAACCCACTGGGCGCCACGGTTCGAGGACAAACCCTTCATCCACACCGAACCCTGTGCCTTGTTGGCCGGGTACTGCGCGTTGCTGGTCATGGAGTAATCCACGCCGGGAGTCGTGCCGACCGTCAGGCCGAGCGTGGTCAGAAGGTTGACCGATCCACCCAGAACGATGGAACCGCCGGTCGTGCTCGTGATGAGCAGACGGTTTTCACCTTGCGCCGACGATGCGACGATATCCGCGATGGGCGAGGCGTTGGCGGTGGCCACCGCGTTGATGTTGGCAATGACTTCGGTGAGAACGCCAGTACCGATGCCGGTCGAACCGTCCGTGGTGGAGAACTCGATAGTCGTGCCGTTGATGGTCAGGGTGTCCGTCGTGACGACCGCAGCCGGGTTGACCTTGCCCTGAACGACGGTCGGGGTCGCGGCCTTCCAAGCATCCGTGCCGACCTTCAACCAGCCGCTGCTTTTCTTTTCCCACAGGGCATTGTCCGAATAGGTGACGACCACGGCGAAATTGCCCAGCGAACCGAAGTTCGGAGCCGGAGCGTCCGTGTCCACGCCGTCGATGGTGACAGCCACAACATTGTCTTCAGCGGCCAGCAAAACCGACTGTGACTGCCAAGCGACACCCGGCGTTGCGTCGTCGCCGACCCAACGGAAGATACCAAACGCAGTTTGACTCAGATCAAACCAGTACGTACCGGAGGCCGGAGCACTGACCGGGGGCGTAGCAGCGGCTTCGAGTTGAGCCAGATCGATGTCGGCACGCAGGACGTAAGCGCGGTTGGAGATGCCCAGATAGCGGTAAGCCGCATCCAGACCGAATTCATTCAGTTCGTAACCTTGAACCGGCGTTCCTTGAACGCTCTTGAAAGTAGGAGCACCGAAGTTCTGAACCAGTTCGCGTTGCGAAGTGGCGAGGAACAGGCTCCCAGCGAGTGACGGGACAGTGTAGCTTGCGACTTCGCCAGAAGGCGTAGTTTTGTTCGAGGCCGTCGCGACAATAATCAGCGGAACGGTTCCCGGACCTGCACTGCTGTAGAAAGATTCGTCGATGATTTGAACGTCAACGCCGGGCGAGATCAATACGGCCATTTTAAAGCTTCTCCGAATAAACGAGTGTATTCTATTTAGTCGATA